TGGAAACCACATAACTCTACCTCCGTTAGGTCCTCTTTCACAAAATGGTAAATCACTTACCATAAAACCTGGCATGTTAGATGTTTTCCAAGCTAAGTTTTCAAGTGAGAACATATATTTTTTTGCTATATAACCATCCCCCGCTTTTACAATATTGGTTGATGATGCGAATGCAGTATCAGGGTCACCATTCTGCCCATTGGACATTGGTGCAATATTTAAATTCCACGGTGTACTCATAACACTTGAATCGAACTTTCTAATGTTTCCTGTTCTTTTCATTGTATCGGACATATTCATGTAAGACCTATCTTTAGTCCAAACCCGACAATACTCAACACCACCTTCATCACCACTAAATTTATCCACATATTTAATTGCGGATCCTCGTGACATTAATGTGTTTCCTTCTCTAAATATTCTACTTGTTTGATCGATTGCATTTGCAACATGACCTCTCGCCGCACCACCATCTGATGGCATTGAATTAAGAAGTTGTTGTGTTTTATCTAATATAGAATCACTTCTAAATGAATATGAGTTAGATAAACTCTGTTCGAACTGTGATCTCTCACTGTTAAATTCTTCATTGTTTGCCCCTAACTTATTTTTTGAATTTCTACTGTACCAAGTAAGTTTACCACCTATTTGACCACCTTCTGAGATGTTTCTTTTTATTTCAAATAGTTCTGTTTGAACAGGATCAAATAATAAACTAAGGTAGTAACTACTTCTAATGACATTTTCATTGAAATCATTCATTGCGTAGTTTACATCCTCACCTCTATCATCACCAATGTACGCTTGTCCCGCAGGTGCTCCCGCTCCTAATATATCATTAATTGCGTCCCCAATTTGATTAGGAAAATTAAATAGTTTTGATGATTGTTGTGACCTTGCAGTTTTAGTATAGTTTGGTGCGTATGTTGAGAAACTTAAATTATCAAAAAGTACCGCCTTTTGACCACCTCCCATATATTCGATCATTAGATCTGATGGTTTTCTACTTGGTTTCGGTCTTCTTTGTATTCCTAATAAAGATCCCAACGCACCTGTAATGTCTTGGAATACTTTACCTAAACCTGTTTGTGCTTCAGGTCTATTAACTATTGGGTTCCTTGGGTTTGTTAAATAATCACCAGGTATTTCACTCCATGGGAATTCAACACCCGCAACTGTTTGTAAGAAATCAATTGCCTTACCCGCTATTGTTTTAGCGACTGTAATTTTATAATTCTTCTCAATTAAGTCTTCACGACCCGTAATTAAATTAATTGCCGTTGCGGTATTACCATTCAAGGCATCAATTAATCTTACTCTACCGTATGTTGCAGCAACTAAGTTCTGTGTAATTCTTGCAAGAACAGGACCTTGTTTGTTATTTTTAATGTTCCAAGCCGCGAATTGCATTAGTTTAGACTCCGATTCATAATCCTCGGTAGTCATAATACTAATTAAATTATTGTATGAACCCGCAGTATAATATGGGTATAAACCCAAATCATCAAGCCCAACTAAGTTTCTTAAATCCGTAACAGTACTGAAATCATCAGCACCAAAAGTATTGAGGTTCTCAGGAACCGCTAAATAGGTTTGTAAATTAGTTTCAACGTCCCCTGGATCTACATTTGCGTTGTCTCTTAAAGTTTCAACGGTATATGCACCACTGTTAAATGTTTGTGGTCCGTTAGGTTGTTGTAGAGTCCTTGCAAGTATAGAATCTCTAAACACTTTCGTTGAATTAAAATCTAAGTAACTTGGCATATCTTATTTTATTAGATAAATAGATTCAAAAGTAAAATTTGGTAAGTTTTATGTTGTATATCCACGTGGATCACTCTTCATTAAATCGGCCCAATATTGAGGATTACTCTGTAGTTGTCTTTGGTATGCTCCCATTGCAGAGTCCGACTTGATGGTAATGGTTTGTGCTTGAGTTGTATTTGATTGAGTTGTCGCTTGTTCCTTTTCCTTTTTTTGAGATTCTTTAATGTCGTCAGCCGATGAAGATGCTTTATTTATTACTTCTTGGAGACCCGACATTCCTTTTTCAATATAGGTTTGAAGATAATCTTTACCATCCTCACTCTTACCACTTATTAATTTTCCCAAATCTTTAGCGTCCATACCAAATATTGCTTCAATCCCCGAATCTGCGACACCAGCCGCTTTCATTCTTGCAACCCCTAAAAGCATATTTACATCTCTCATGATGTTTTGAACTGCATTTGCTTGTTGTTCAATAATTTGTTCAGGATTCAAGACCTTAAAGTCATCTTGATATTTCTTTAGTGTTCCCGCGATGTCGTCCGTCATGTCGGACATCTTAATTATACCATTTGGTGCAATTTTTTTGAGGTCCTTAGCAGCATCACCTTTAAGTGCAATTGTCATTTCCCCGTCTTTCATTTGGGCAATGTTGGTAAGAAATCTTTTTGTGTCTTCAGGTACATCAATTCCTGACATATCATTCATCGCTTGCATTCTTTCATTACCAGCAATCGCACCTTTAGTAAGGTCGGCGAGTGATATACCCGTTGCGTCCGCCATATCCTTAGCCTTTCTAAGATTGACACCCACAACTTCAAATCTACCTGTTTCGTTATTGAACGTAGCAAGACTTTCTGACGATTTAAGTATTGCGTCTTGTAGACCTTCAACATTGTTAGTCGCCATATACATCATTTCAAGTGGGTTATTTAATGCACCCATAGCACCACCAACCACTTGTAGGTTAGCTGCCATTTCAAGTGCTCCCTCAGGTGAGAATACTTTATCCGCAACTTGGAAAACACTATCAACACTCATTCTAAATTCTGTTGATTTTCTTACCATGTCTTCTAAACCTCGTATTCCTTTTTGGAAACCAAATTGATTTAGTTTATCTACGTTTTCTTGTAAACCTTTAATTGTTGTTTGTGATTGTAAACCAAGTTCCAAGGATTCTTTTCCCGCATCCCCAATTGCTTCAGCAGCACCAACAGCACCAATACCTACATCTTCAAATGATTTGTAAGAACCCGCAAGTTCTTTCATTGACATTCCAAATGCGGTAGCAATTTCAGCCGCCTTAATCTGTGATTCGGTTGATATGAATGCAAACTTACCTGAATTATCAACCATCTCTTTCGTATGTTCAACAATATCAGAAACACCAAGACCCATTCCTTGTAATGCTGGAATTGTCTCATTTAATGAATCCCTAAAATCTTGTGAAAATTTACCAGTTAAACCCATTTCTGCGTTCATCTGACGTAACATATATACTTGTTCTTTGGCGTATGTTTCAGTTTGATCACCGGCCACACCTTGTAATCCCGAAAAGAACTTTTCTATTGGGTTACCCCCTTCACTTTTTGCTTTAGTATATAACTCAGCAAATTTCTCGATTGATGTGTTACTATTAACAGACGCATATTGGTCAGTATCCGCAGATGCTTTGATTGCTTTAGCAATAATACCATCCTCAGTATTAGTATTAGTGGTTGTTTTATCGGCTGAAATCGCGGCAGCGGCTGAAAAACCAAGAATTGCGTTCTTCAACTGTTCAGGTGTGTGGTTTGGATTATTTGCTTCCCAATCCTCTGTTTGTCTTTTTACTTTACCCTTATCGTAACCCATATTGATAAATATTAAGACTGTGGGTTTTTGAGCTCTATAATTTTTTCAATGTAGTACTTTCGTTCAAAAACCGGCATATCAAGAATATCTGCGTGTGTAAACCCGTTTTGAACTAAGAATGTGATCTCCGTAAGCCTATTACTCCTATAATCCGTAGAAAGGACGAAAAAACTCCACCCCGAAGTTTACGTTGAACGTAACTTCTTCTCCTGATGGGGCGTAAATTGTTCGGGACAAATCCACCCCAGGTTTATTATCTCTTACATATCGTCTAAACTTTTGAGAATCAGCAATTGGCATTGTTTCAATAAAATTCCTAATATTCATAGGGTCTTTATTTCCTTTTACCGATTTAATCATCTTCTCTAATCTCTTTGTGACGATTGGTGCGGTACCAAGACCGTTCCAACTATTGGTGATTTCGTTTAATTCTTTCTCATCTTTAGGTGTTAAGAAATTAAATGTAACATCAACCTTACTTTTTTCTAAGAAATATGGGTATTGTCCGTTCTCGTCTTCGACTAAGTTGAAATCTTTATATGTAAGTTCAGATAAATCAATTACCGTTTCAAATTCTTCTTCCGTTTTTGGATCGGTTAATCTCATTCCAATCTCAGGTCCGAATGCGGTATTACGTAAAAAGATAAGAATTGCTTGTCTATCTTCTTCAACCATATCTTCAATTGCTACTTCTTTAGTAAGAACTTTTCTTTTAAGTAGTTCATTAATTACCTCTCCACTTGCAATTAAGTTTGGTGAAGACAGGATATTTTCATCTGCCGCAGTTAAATAAGCAACTTTGACGGATTTTGTTCGATTAGGGTACATAATACCCCGACTCGGCAACTCAACAACATCATAACTGATGTTTGGGTCTATAACATATTCACGTTTATCTTCCATATTGTTTAATAGTAACGAATAAATAGACTAAAGTAAAGTTTAAACAAAAAAAAAGGGACCATAGTGGTCCCCTTAATATATTTGACAGATTATTTTATTAGTAAACTTGGATACATCTATCCATTCTCAATGTACAATCAATTGTTGCAAGTGCATCATTGTTGTAATCTAATTCACCAAAATTCAAATCTTGCATGAACGTACCTTGAAGAATCCATTTCTCAACCACAACACCAGTTGGGTCTAACATTTCTAATTCAATATCTTTTTTATACCCTGCAGCGTAACCCATTCTACCTGTTACAGATTCTGCGTGTAATCTAAACCATTCCATTAACGCTTGTGACGCTGATGGTCCGATTGGATCTTTAAATTTAACTCTTAGGGTATCCCATGTAAATCTACCAGCAACATAAGTTGAGGTATTTAAAAATGGTATCTCCACCGCGTTTATCTTAGCACTCGGTCTTGCTGCCGACGTTACATACCATTCATTGATTCCCAATGATGATGGAAATCTAACGATAAATCGGTTAACTCTTTTCGGTTCGTAGGGAACCGGCATTTTCATTAATAAATCTGCCATGTCTTTATATTTGTTTTCTTTTAGTTATTCTTTATTATAAATATCTCCCTTAGTGAAATATTTTAAAATTTATTGTCAATTAAGTTGACTTTGTCAATTTTATTACGTATTTTTTATTTACCCAGTAATACTGGTAGCAAACTTTAAAAGATTTATAAGCTAATTATATAATATATATAATTATTATTTAAATATCAATTATTACTTGCATTATTCTGGCATTATACTGGGTGTCATCTCAATTTTTACTTAGAGGGGGAAATACTACAATGTATCTCCCCTTCTTTTTTTTTATTATATATTCTCAAATGATGCTCCTGTTGGAGTTATTAAGAATTCAACATCTATAAATTCAAGTGCTCTTGTTGGTTTGATATAAATCTTACCTCTAAGTGTGTTAGCATCGATATCTTCTGGATCATTCGATACAACTACACGGAATTCATAAAGTCCTCTTTCTTTTTTAATCGACTCCAAAATAGGATTAACCAATCTTAAAAACTCATTTCTTACTTGTTCGTCATTTTGTTCAAATAACAATCTAACTGCAACTGCTGAAATTAATTTTCTTGCTCTTAACAATAATCTTCTTACGTTGATTCTATCAAGTGCTGATTCTCTAACCTGTAGAGTTTTGTTACCCCAAATAATAGTACCTGTGTCTGAGAATGTTGCAATTGGATTAATTCTTGCCTTATATAAGTCATCTCTATTCTCTAAAGTAAGTTTTTTCTTCGCTTTAATCGCGTTTACTAAACCTCTTGAGTAACCCGCTACTGCGAACCATGGGTAAGATACATTATCTGTTAGTGCAATATTCTTTAGAACCTCACCTGTTGGTGGTAAGTATATCTGTGTTGCATTATCAGTGTCACGTACTTGAATCCAAGGCCAGTAAGTGGCTGAATAGTTAGTGTCCATTTCTACAGTATCCAATTGATCAATAATTTCATCAACTGTATCTGTGTTAGGTGG